TATCCTGTGCCATTACCAAAAAATTAAATATAAAATACCCGCGTAAAAGCCTATTACTGAGGCGTACTGTAAAAACCTATAAAGGGCAAATCTCCACCCCTTTAGATAAAAACTTTTTTGTTTTGTTTTTAACCCCGTTTTTAAGAGGGCTAGTGTTATACTTATATCATTCATTACCGCGCCTGTGTATAGTTTACCGTTGCTGTTATTAGTACCGCGGGCGTCGGGTAGGTAAAGGCTCCCACCGTGTTGACTTGCGCCCATATTTTAAAGAGTCCAGGGGTGCTAGCCGTATCTATTACAGGTAATATGTTTAGAGCCCCCGCGCCGCTGTCGTCTACTGTAATTATATTAACAGGCGTAGCCGCCCCCGTTCCCGCTACGTCTAAAAAACTAGTAGACGTTTTAGAGTATATCCAGAACCCCGCTAAGTCTGTGGCTATTAAATCTATAGTTACTAGCCATTGCGTGTTATTAGGTAAATCTATATGGGTTATAGTGTCGTTACCTATAGTTAGTACTACCTGGTCTCCGTTAAAATTAAATACGTTAGTATTACTTAAAATAATAGTGCCGCTCTGCATAGTGCCAGGGTTGCCTACCCCCGCCCTATAGCCTCCGCCAAAGTGTTGCCCTGTATTTTTAACCAGGGCGTTTCTGCCAGTTATTACACTATCTGGGGTTATATCCGTTTGTAAATCTCGGCCTACCATTATACTATAGTCGCTCCCCAGGTCTGTAATATCCTTACCTACGGCTACCTGGTAAACCGTGTCTAGTCCACCGTTATAGTTTTCTGTTTTAGTTAAACTGTTTAAAGGTAGAGTACCGTTGGGTAATACAGGCGGGGCTATTGGGTTATTTCGGCCTGAGCCGCCGTTATCGGGTCTACCGTAACATTTCTCGGTTAAGGCGTCCCACCGCCCCCCTACGTTATTACAACAGGCTAAAGTACCGTTAGCGGGGTCGCCGTTAAAAGTCCAGGTATAACTACCGTCTGGTAAACTCCTATCTATTTCTAGATTACACTCCGATAAATTTAAATTTAATATTTTTATAAGTGTTACCCTGGTTAACTCTGAGGCCCCTATTTTATAGTCCGAAATTTTTAAGACCCTCCAGTAACAGTCATTTATAAAATATTTATTACTAAAATCAAAGTTTAAAATATCGCCTAACTCTAAATTAAAATAGGCCTCCATTATACGCGCCTGGGGGCTGTATAATTCGTTTAGGTAGTTTCTCCAGTAACGGTTAAATAAATTATTTACAGGGTTACTCAGTATATAGTGTAACGGCGCCTCAGGTGCCCAGTTTAAATCTTTGTCGGGCGCGTCGGCGGGTATAGTGCTATAGTGGCTTAATAACCTTACCTCAGCCGTGCCAGGGTTTAACCCTGTCCAGGTTATAGTATACTGGTCTGCTAAATAAAGGGCCCTCATACCAGGCGCTACGTATTCGTTACTATCATTTATAAACCTCGGTAAAACTATAGTAGTACCTGGGAAATTTTGGCAGGGCGTACTCTGTGTAGTTAACTTAATTTCCTGGCTACCTATAGCGAACTCGTTAGCCGTGTCGTTAGGGTTAGCCGTGTAGCCTGTTACCTCATAGTTTCCATATACTCTCTGGGCGTTATCTACGTAGTATTTATTACCATTGTCTGCCCCCGCGCTATACGTAAAATTTAATTTATTTTTTAAAAAATCCGTGGTAGACTTTATAACTATGTCTTTATCGTAGGCTAGGTAGTCGCTCCAGTCGTCTGTAATTCCGCTACCTAGATAGTTTGCCATAGGGGTTATTTTTATTTTATTTTCTATTAGCGAGTCCTGGACTATAGCACAATTAAACATATTTAGGACGTCCTGTAAAAATTGTAACTGTGTAGCGTCTGGGGCGTTTGCGGGAAAATCAAACAACCAACTATCACTAACACCCGCTAGCCTTTTGTTAACGCTAAAACCTGAGCCTATAAATGCCTGGTCTGGGTCGCCCGCGTATATATTAACCGTAGAGGCTCCGCCAAACCCCGCGCTACTTTTTAGGCTCATATTAAACTTTAACCCCCCATTTATAGCCGCGCCTGTGGTTAAAGGTATTACTATATTGCCACCTATAAAATACGTCCCAGGCGTGTTAGCCTGTATTGCTATAGTCGTTACTATAAATTCCTGTACGGGTAAAGCGTTAGTATAGGGTATTAAAAGTATGCTTATAGTTATAGTAGTCGCTGTATTATACGGGTAGTCAAATGTACACCAGGCCGACATATCGTAGGTGCCCAGTGGTACGGTACCTATGGGACTATTAGGGCCCCAACCCGCTACAGGATAAAAAACAGTAGGGTTAGGTAGCCACCAATTTAAAGGGTCTATAGCCGCTATAAAGCCGTTACTAGGCGTACTAAATCTAGTGTTTCCGTTAGTTAGTGGTACTGTGCCCGTGGTTTCTTTTATAATTAAAGCGCCGCCTACGTTCTGGCTAAGTACAAAAGGCGTATCATTTAGCCACGGCATCCAGATAGTATCTAACTCTGCTAACAGGTCTACGGCCTGTAAATCATACCCCGCGTCTTTAATTATATTACGTAATATCCAGCCCCAGTTAACGCAAGGGGTAAACTGTGTAGCGTACGGTAACTGGGTAGTTAAATAATTTATATTTAGACCGTTATTAGTTCCCCTGTCAATCATAGCGTACGTTACCTCTGGGGTCGGCGGGCTGTTTACGTCTCCAATATTAAAGTTTATATTTAAACTTGGTAGGGCTAATATGTCTTTTAGTTTCTTAGTTCCTATTAAATTAAACAGGCTCGGCGCGTTACCGTAAAAACTCAACTCTAAATCTGTCCTAATACCCGCCTGGACTATAGACCTAATAAGCCTAATAAACCCACTAATTACGGGTACGTCGTCTACGAATATAGTAGCGTTTAGTTTGTTATTATAAAAGTCTATACCGCTATAGGTCGTTATTTGCACCGCGTTAAATACCTTAGCGTTTACCTCAGTTAGTGGTATCCTAAACTCTCGGCTAAAGGGTGCCCGCGCTGTGAACGTGCTAATTTCTGTAAACTCCCAGTTTTGACTAATTACCTCGTTAGGGTATAGGTCTAGGTATGTTTTACCCGTCGACTCTCCTAGAGTCGTAAAGGTAAAGTAACAGGCGTCGTCGGCTATCTTGTCGCAATTTCCAAAAGGGGGAATATCAAAATAAAGATAACTAGTAAAAGCCGTTATAATTAGAGTACCTAATAAGACGCCGTTACAATCATAAAAATATAACTCTGCGCCTTGCGAGGCCGCTGTAGTAAAGGCTGAGTCTGGAAAATCATAACTAAGAGCGGAAATATCTATACGCCCAGTTTCACAATTAAAGGCCCCAGGGTTAGGCGCGCTGTTAATATTCACAGTATACGACTCACTAAGCCCCGCGGGCGTATTGTCTACTAATATAGTTACCTCGCCCCTCATGTCCAGTAATCCTGTGTTATTTTAAATTTCAGCGTTACGTTAACCTTTTTACCATTGCGGCCGCGTTGCTCTATAAAGGTAGTATCTACCAGGCTAACGGGTACCGCTTGCTCTGGCTCTACGTTTAGGTCGCCCTGTAAAGGGTATAGCGTCGTTTTAGTTAACCATTGCACCTGGTTACTATTAAATAAATTTTTTAAATAAATAAACTCATTCTCGCTTACCCAGTCGCTGTTAACCGTTAGTATACGCTCGTTTAGGTTAATAGTGTCTATAGTCTGCCTCTGGTTAGGAAAAAACATTTTTGTACTATTATTATTCAGCCTACGGGTAAACTGTTTACGGTCTACCTGGTTAGTAATCTCCGAGCGTTTTATAAAATTAAAATAGTCCCACCCGCCGCGCATACTTACCCAGGCTATACGTATTATATCATTTTTACAGTCATGCTGTCCGTATTGCGCCGCGTTATAAAATACATATATTTTAGACCTCCTCTGCCCGCTACTGTTTATAAAATACGCCTGGTAGGCTACCCAGTTAGGGTTAGTTACTGGGTTAAAAGTGGACGTACTTATATTTAAATTTTGCGGGTAAATTCCTACGTGGGAAAAATTATAATCACTAAAAGAGAAATTTTGTGAGGACGTACCGAAAAGGTCTATACCTACTATACGTAGAGCCACGGCCTCGTTATTACTTAACACTGTGCCCCCTATTTCGCACGCGATAGCCCCCCAGTCGCTTATATACGTAGGAATATATACCCAGTCTGGGTCCCATGACACCGAGGGAATAGTAGGTAAACTAGGCATAGGCGACGTATATAGCCACCTATCCGACCACGCGTAAGAGTCGAGGTCTGTTAGCGAAAAATTCACGGGCGCTATACCTGTCTCTGGGTTAGGTCTAAAATCATAAAAAGCCTGTAAATAAGCGTTATATATATAGACTTGCTCAGCGTCTACGGGCTCGTAACCTTCGTCTGGGTTCTCTGTAAATATTCCGTTTATTAGCCAACCCTCGCCTATTTCTACATCGTAACGCGCGTAACCGTAACTCTCGGGCTCCTCGGTCGGAGCGTGTGTGGGGGTGTAGTGAGGCACTATGTATTTACCGCCGCTATCATTTTCCCAGTTTCTTAAATATACTAAAGGGTTAAGGTCAAAATATAGTTTTTCGTCGAAAGGGGTAGGGTCGTATAAAAACTCATAGTTTCGCGTATTACTTACGTCCGTTACCCGTACTATATATTTAAAACCTGTCTGGGTCGTTTGGTCGCTAGACGCCCTGTAAATTAACTTTTGCCCGCGGGCCGACCAGGCGTAGGGTTGCTGTTCTAACGTAATCATTTAATATATTTATTAGCCTTTAGTCTTAGTTGTATCATAGCGTTAATAGCGTCGGGAAATTTCTTTTTATAGTCTGGCTTTACTGAGTCTACGGCGCCTTTCATATACCGTATACCCTCTATACCCTTAATACCTATAGAGCGCGCTACCCTCTTAGCGAGTTTCTCCCATTGCTCCTCTGTTTTTTCCTTTTGCTTAGCAAACTGTCCCCGCTTGCTTTTATCTACCTTATACGTTTTACGTAACTTAAACCCTCTTACTTTCATCCAGGCGCGTATAGGTTGCCAGGGCGGCCAACTAGTCGGGGTGTCTGGGTAAGGTCTACGCCCTTTTTCTATTACGTCTGCATAGTTGCGGGTTGCTTTGTTCTTAGTGGTGAATATTAACATATCCATTTTACCCCGTTTCCAGAACGTATAGGTAAGGTCGTTTTTTAGTTTACCCGTCGCTACCCTGTTAGTCATTCGCCCACGTATTCGACGCTTAGCCTCTAGGTTTATCCTAGCGCCGTATAGCACCTCCTCGGCGAACTCCTTTAAAACGTCCTTTATGGGGTTTTTACTCTGGCTCATTGCTATCAATTACAGGCCCTACGTAGTCGCCCGTTATAGTTAAATTTAATTTACCCGCTATATAATTATAGGCCCCGTCGTTACTGTCGTCCCAGTTAGTGTAGTCGTCGCCTATCATTTCTACTTTGCCGTCTGCCAGGCTAATAAGACTAGAGCCTAAAACGCTGTAATAAAATACAGCCTTTGTTTTAAGGTCGTCGTATGTTAAATAGGCGCTCAGTATTACGGCCTCTACTATAACGCCGTCCGCCCAGACTTTAATAGGTATTATATTTTTCATCGTGTTAATCTAATCATATTACCTTGAACGCTTGTAATTGCAGTATTATTTCCGTTTTGTATTGCTACTATAAAATATTGTGTAACAGTTGTATCTACTGTTATATTTGATGCATTTAAACTTCCTCCAGTATAACTTAATGACGCTGAGCTAGCCGTTGGAAATACCCGAAGATTCCCACTACTTCCAGTCGCAGTTACAAATATATTTCTTTGAAAACCCGCATTTCCAGTTCCAACACTATTGGAAAGCGTTCCTAATAAAGTCGCACCCGTCAAACTACTTGATGTATTTATATATATTCTATACGACACATTTGTACCATTAGGCGTGTTTGTGTTTAGTTGCATAATCCACTCAATCAAATCATTTGTTACAAATGTATTTGGCGCTATTGACTGCGACCATACTAACGTATTTGTAGTATTGCCAGTATGTGAATAAATTGAGTTATCTTTTGCTAATACCAAAGTCGTAGCAATACCCAGGTCTGATATTAATGTGCCGCTACTTATTGCGCTAACCGTGTTATCTGCATTTATTCTCAAATAACGAATAGCGCTCGGGTTAGATAACTTAACCAGGTTTTTACCTACGTCTGTGGCGTCTGTTATACTGGCTATATTATGAGGCTGAAAGGTTTTATCTCCTCTATAATAGTCGGCTGAGGTCGTCGCTGTTATAGTTGGCTCTACGGCTATATTAGTAGAGCCTAATAAAGTATTACCGTTTACTGTCCTAATATTTATACCGCTTACTAGCGTATCCTGTTTAGTACCTATAGCCGTCTCTAAATTGTCGAGGGCGTCGTCTACTCTGCTACCACTAACCCCGCTGTTATTTATTACCTGGCTTGCGCTTAGGTGTTGGTGTTGCCATTTATTAGGCGAGCCTCCATATACCCAGGTTTCGTCTACGCTAGGCGTCCCGCTTTGTAAGTCTACGCCGTGCACTTTGTGTACTGTAGGGTTAGGGTAGGTACCTGTTAAGTCTCCGCCCGCCGCGCCCGACGGGGGTAAGCCGCTGAGTGTTTTATTTTCCCATTGCGACGTCGTACTATTCCAGGTTAACAGTTGCCCGTTGTTTAGTGGCGCTATTATATCTACGTCGCCTATATTTTCAATACTTAGTTTCGCCGCAAAGTTTTTAGGGGTAATAGGCTCCCATTGCGCGCCGTCGTAGGTTAGTAGGTCGTCGGCCGCCTGGCCCGCTGTGTTTACGTCCGTTAAATCATTTAGTACGCTAGGTATACTCGGCTTATTTTTTATAAAGTCTAGAGCCGCGTTATTAGCCTGGTTCCAGTCGCTCTGTATCTGGGCCGCGGGTATAGTGGGTTTATTCAGTATCTCACTTACCCCGCTGTTACTATTCCAGTCGCTGTTAACTTGAGCGGCGGGTATGGTAGGTAAATTAGTTAGGTCGTTATAGTCTCCACTAAAGGCCACCGCCGTTAGGCTCGATATGTCCGCTTTTAAGTCTAGGGCGTTCTGTAAATCCGTCTGGCTCGATAGCGTCCCAGTAATAGACCCCCAGGCCGCGGCCGCCCCGTCTATTGCGTCTATTTGTACCCGCCCGTCTCCTAAATCTGTAACCGTAGTATTTACCCCGTCTACTATATTTAGTAAATTCTGTAGTACGTTGTTTACGCTATTAACTTTTAGCACTAAGCCAAAGCCCCCGCCACTACCCCCAGAGCCACTGCCTCCAGGCGCCCAGTCGGCGGGTATTTCGCAAGCGCTCCAGTTCCAGGGGAAAGTTAACCCTATAGTTAACTGTATTCCTGTTAGGGTATGGGTATACTCAGCCATAAACGGGGTAGCCTGTGCGCCCGTGTCTAGTGTTACGTCGTCGCCAAAAATTACCCCGCCGTTTTTAATCTCTGCCAGTAAGTCCTCAGCCAGGCGTAAACAGTCGCTAACTATTTCCCTCTGGTATTCCGCCGCCGTTTCTTTATCTCTGGGTATGTCTGCGAATACTATAGTAAAACTAAACGACCGCTCCCCTGGTGCCCAGGATACCTGGGTAGGGGTTACGTGCATGAGCGGGTAATTGTTCTCGGTTAATAACGGAAATATGTTAACGGGGTCGCCGTGTGTAAATTGCTTTATAAGTAGGTGCCCACTAGCGAAAGCCTTTAGCCGCTCAATTACTATATTATAACTTACCTGGTTAAACATTCTTAGCCTGTTGTATTATTTGTTTCTGTAGCGCTGTATAGTCTGCCATATAGGTTAGGTGAGTGAACACCTCAGCCGCGGGGCAATCTAACACCGCTTTAAATTTCGTTATATCTCTCTCTGCCAAACTCTCTACTACAT